CGCACCAGTAGTTAAACCTACTGATAGCAATCCAGACGCAGCGAAAAAGGTATCTAAAGTATCGGATCAGGTTAATAAAGACGCTAAGGATGTTTCATTACCGAAAGATAACAAACCGTCTGGCATGAAAGAAGAAGAAGTTGAAGTTGAAGGCGAAGAAATTGCTGAAACTGCTGAATCTACTGAAATGGAAATTGACCTAACTGATGATGTTAAAGCATTAGTTTCATCTGACGCTGACCTTTCTGAGGAATTCAAAGAAAAGGCTGCGACTATATTTGAAACTGCTGTTAAAACAAGAATACAAGAACAGACAAAGATCCTTGAAGCACAGTATGAAGAAAAACTTTCAGCTGAAAAAGAAACAGTAAAAGAAGCTATGGTCGAAAAAGTCGATTCATACCTAAACTATGTTGTTGAAGAATGGATGAAAGAAAATGAATTAGCAGTAGAAAGAGGTATTCGTACCGAGATTGCTGAAGATTTCATTACTGGACTTAAATCTTTGTTTAAAGAACATTATATTGATGTTCCTGAAGAAAAGTACAATGTACTTGAGGACTTAACAAATCAAGGAAAAGAATTAGAAGCTAAACTTAACGAACAGATTGAAAAGAATGTAAATCTAACGAAAGAAGTTTCTAGTTTTCATAAGACACAAGCAATCTTAGAAGTAACTGCTGATTTAGCAGATACAGAAAAAGAAAAGTTTGTATCTATGGCTGAGAATGTTGAGTACGATAGTGCTGAAAAGTTTAGAGAAAAGTTAGAGACTATCAAAGAATCTTACTTCCCTAAAACTAAAACAGAAATAGCAGAAGATAATTCTGTTGATTCTGTGGCGGCAAACGAACCAGCTGATTTCACTGCTGGCAAGTCCGATGCTATGGCTGCATATACAGCCGCAATATCAAAAAATCTTAAGGCTATTAAATAGTTTTAATGTTTTTACTAAATGTAAATAATAATAAGGAGAGATAAAAATGTATCTTACTGAAAACTTACAGGAAAAGTGGCAGCCAGTCCTAGAACATCCAGATTTGCCAAAAATCGAAGATGCTTATAAAAGAGCTGTAACTACTGTGATCCTAGAGAATCAAGAAAAATCAGTTAGGGAAGACCGAAGCTTTATGGCTGAGGCTGCACCTGCAAACGCTATGGGCGCTTCAAGCTCAACAGCGTCTGATGGTTCAATTGATACTTTTGATCCAGTATTAATATCACTAGTTAGAAGAGCTATGCCAAATCTTATCGCATACGATATTTGTGGTGTACAACCAATGAGTGGTCCAACAGGTCTTATCTTCGCTATGAAGTCAAGATTTAGTACTCAATCAGGAACAGAAGCATTATTCAACGAAGCAGACACAGACTTTTCTGCTAGAGATGCTGCTGGCGACACAGGTTCACCTGACGCTCAAGCGGGAACTAACCCTGCAACATTAAATGATAGTCCATCTGCTGGTGCTTATACTACTGGTTCTGGAATGTCAACTGCACAAGCAGAAACACTTGGTGACGGATCTGATGAGTTTGCTGAAATGGCTTTCTCAATCGACAAAGTAACTGTTACTGCAAAATCTAGAGCTCTAAAAGCAGAGTACACTATGGAACTTGCTCAAGACTTAAAAGCAATCCACGGTCTAGACGCAGAAACAGAACTTGCAAACATCCTTTCAAGTGAAATTCTTGCTGAGATTAACAGAGAAGTAGTTAGAACTATTTACTCACACGCAAAAGCGGGTGCACAAGTAAATACAACAACTGCAGGTATCTTTGATCTTGACACCGACTCAAATGGTCGTTGGTCAGTTGAGAAGTTCAAAGGGTTGTTATATCAACTAGAGAGAGACGCTAACGCTATCGGTCAACAAACTCGTAGAGGAAAAGGTAATATCATCATATGTTCTGCTGATGTTGCTTCTGCTTTACAAATGGCTGGTGTTTTAGATTACGCTCCTGCGTTGAACAATAACTTAAATGTAGATGACACAGGTAATACTTTTGCTGGTGTTCTTAATGGTAAATTCAGAGTATATGTAGATCCATATGCAGCGAATGTATCAGCAAGTCAATACTACGTTATTGGTTACAAAGGATCATCACCTTACGATTCTGGTTTATTCTATTGCCCATATGTTCCACTACAAATGGTGAGAGCAGTTGGTCAAGATAGTTTCCAACCAAAAATTGGATTCAAAACTAGATACGGAATGGTTCAAAATCCTTTCGCAACAACTAACGGTGCTGGTGCTCTAGATAACTCTGGTGCAGTAGCAGCTAATGACCAAAACATTTATTACAGACGAGTTAAAGTTACAAACATTATGTAATTTCGATTCCTCTCGAAAATAGAAAAAGGGGCTTCGGCCCCTTTTTTTAAGCCTTCCTCTCAAAAAAGATTGTCATAGCCGCCGCCTGAGACGGAAAACAGATCACGGTCATATGATAGTACCCCCTTAAAAACTATTATAAATAGTAGTATGACAACAACAAATGTAATTACAAGAGAACCTGAAAAAAGAGATTATGCTAGTCCTGTACAGTTTAGATTTAAATGCACTAAACTTCCGTTAGTAGAATTTTTTGTACAGAGTGCTAATATACCTGGTATCAGTCTAGGTTCAGCAACACAAACTAATCCCTTGTATGATATACCTCTGCCTGGTGATAAGATAACTTATTCAAGTTTAGATATGTCATTTATTGTTGATGAAAATTTAAATAACTACAAAGAAATTCATGATTGGTTATTAGGATTAGGTTTTCCTAGTAATCATACACAATTTGTAAATTTACAATCTGAGGGATCAGATAGATTTCCAGGATCAACTGCAGGTTCAGTTGTGCCTGGTATAACAGCACCAGCACCTCTTGCTGAAGGCGGCACATATTCAGACGCTACATTGACAGTTTTAAATAGTAAGAATATAGCAAAAACAGAGATAAGATTTCAAAATGTTTATCCGACATCTTTAACTAGTCTAAGTTATGATGTAAGACAAACCGATGTTGATTACATACAAGCTTCTGTAAGTTTTCAATATATGAACTATGATATAGTACAAATATCCACTTCATAATATCAAAAAAACTGGTCAAAGACCTTGACAAAACAACCAAAAGGTGATATAATATCCGTATGACATTAGAGGAATTACAACAACAGGTAGATAAAGATTTTAAACTTGATGACACAGAATTAGATAGTGAATCAATTAAAATACCTTTATTACATAACAAATATTTACAACACTATAATAAGTTTTCTTTATTATTAAAGAAGGCAGAATATGACCACAAGGTAATGATAAGACAAAAGTGGGAATATTATACAGGTAAGTCTGACCCTAGTGTGTACAAAGAAAAACCTTTTGATTTAAAAATATTAAAAGCAGATGTACATATCTATATGGATTCAGATGATGAATTACAAAAAGCAGATCAAAAAGCTGCATACTTAAAACAAGTAGTTTCATATCTTGAACAAGTTTTAAGAAGTATAAACAATAGAACATTCTTAATTAAAAATGCAATAGAGTGGAAGAAGTTTACAAGTGGAGCAATCTAGTTATCCTGCTTGTGTAGGTCTATCAAAGATAGGCAGGTACGGAAGAGTTTATGAGTTGTGGAACAACATGACAAGTTGTCCTACACCATGGTATATGAGATTATTACCTATGAAGTTTATTAAATGGGACAGAAACGGGAGTTATATTTTTTATGGAACATCAACAAATATTCGCAACTAATATATTTTTATTAGATGATTTTATATCTGAATTTCATTCTATAAATCTTGGTATGAAAAAGTATATTGGTGATTTATGGAATGAAAGAGACTATGATAATAACTGGCAAACAAAGTCAGCAGATTTACATACTAAAAAAGAGTTCAAAGTTTTTTCAGATTTAGTCATAAACACAGGCAAAAAAATATGTGATACATTAGGTTATGATGTAGAAGATTTAATTATTACTGATATGTGGGCAAATGTTTTAAAAAATACTGAACATCACCCAATGCACACACACTCTAATAATTTTTTAAGTGGTACTTATTATTTACAATCAGATCAAGGTGCAAGTATAGTCTTTCATGATCCACGACCTGCAGCTGATGTAATTGTGCCAAGAAAAAAAGAAACAAATACTTTAAATGCTAGTTTATTAAGTTATGCGTCAAAAACAAATAGAGCAATATTTTTTCCTTCATGGTTGCCACATTGGGTTCAACAAAATAAGTCTAATAATAAACGCATAAGTATAGCATGGAATATGCAAGTGAAAGGACAAGTAGGAGAACATCATGAATTCCAATCGGCAAGTTTCTGATTACATATATTATTATCCACAAGTATTAGGTAAAACAGCTTGTGATAATTTAATCACACACTATAATAAAGATACTTTTAAAGGGTGGAAAACTTCTACCTTTTCTACAACAAATGCTGTAACAGGCACATCTAAAGTTGATATGAAAGAGTTTTGGATTGCACCAGATATGTTTGGTTATAAAACTATACAACAAGGATTTGAAACAGCAGTAAACGATTATATAAAAGAAAATAATAAAATAAAAATACAAGAATACACTCACTTTAGAATTAACTGTTATGAAACAGGTGGTTTTATGAAAGAACATATAGATAATATTCATCATAGTCATGGACAAAAACAAGGTTATCCTCACTTAACATCATTAATATTTTTAAATGATGATTATGGTGGAGGCGAATTTACATTATGC